ATTGACTAGTTTCTTAGAGACGACTTTTGGCGAAGATATAGAGTCAATTAACAGAGTATTGGAGATAAATACCAATCTTAATAAGTTATTGTCCAAGTCCGAAGTACCAAGAAATTCTATGTGGATTCCTAAAAAGTTTGAGTTCGATAACATGTTCTCTTACGGTAAAGGCAACGTAATAGATTTCTCAAGTATGGAAGGAACTTACGGTATATTCGCTCCAAACGCAAGCGGAAAGTCAACTTTATTGGACTCTATTACGTATTGTATTTTTGATAAATGTTCTAAGACTGCTAAAGCAGGGCAAGTAATGAACAACCAATCTTCTAACTTTCATTGCAAATTAACTTTTGAATTACACGGTAAAGAATACACAATTGAGCGTAAAGGTATCAAGCAAAAGCAAGGTAACGTTAAAGTTAATGTAGACTTCTATTACATGGACGGTGAAGACAAAATATCGTTGAATGGTAAAGATCGAAGCGATACTAACGCTAAGATTAGAGAAGTTATGGGCAATTACGAAGACTTTGTATTGACTGCTTTATCAGTTCAGAATAATAATACTGGATTCATTGACATGTCTCAAAGCGATCGTAAGGATTTGCTTTCTCAGTTCTTGGACATCAACGTATTCGAAGACTTGTACAACTTGGCCAACAACGAAATGAGAGACATATTAGTATTATTGAGAGAACATCAGAAAGAAGACTATCACCAATTACTAAGAAAAGCTGAGTTCGACATTGATACTTTCGATATCGCATTAGAAGAAGCCAAAGAGCAAAAGACCGATATAGAAACTAAAAGAGCTCTGATCAATAGTCAAATATTAAATAAGACTGCTCAATTAATTCCAGTTGATAAAGACATAGTTGACATCGATGGACTTGAAGAGCAAAAGACCGCAGTAGAAACCGGCATCTCAAAGGTAATTAGTTTTATAGACATAAATTTAAAAGCTTTAGAAAGTATAGACGGTAAAATAGTCGAACTTAACTCACAAACTATCTTCAATAAATTAATCAAAGACATCAATTTAGAAGATTATAGTCACAAATTAAGATCGCACCAACTTGATACCGAAGCTTTACAGCAAGAGAAATTAAAATTAAGCCACGCTAAAGCAAACTTAAAGAATAGCCAAAAGAAGATGGAGAAATTGGCCGAACTTAAGTACGATCCAAACTGTAAATTCTGTATGGACAACGTATTTGTAAAAGACGCCATAGAAACAAAGAACACCATAGATTCTGAAGAGCAAGCGGTGTCGAATATAGAAGAAGTTATAGAGACTCTTGAAAAAAGGATCAAACATTGGTCTTCTGCTATCGAAACAAAGGACGCAAAAGATAAGTACGATAAGAGTTTACAAGATCTTGAAGCTCAAAAGAACAGATTAAACGCGGACGAAAACAAGTTAAATAAAAAGTTAAACGACGCCAAAGCTTTATTGACCAGCATAGAATCAAAGATCGAGGCTCATAATCAACAACAACAGGCAATAGAGACCAATAGTGATTTAAACTTAGAAATAGGCGAGCTAAATAAGGATCTAAAAGCTGTTGAGAGAGAACTAAACACAAAGAACGAAGAGATAGTCGAAATTTCTGCCAACAAGAAATTGGAAGAGAGCAATAAAGTAAAGTATCAAAAGTCGATAGAGAAGTTGAAAGACCTAGAAGTCAAGTCAAAGGATTATCAACAGTACTTAGCCGCAACTCACAGAGACGGTATACCTCACATGTTAATNGCTAGTATTATACCTTCNGTAGAAGAGGAAATCAATAATATCCTTGCACAAATAGTGGATTTCTCGATAGTTTTACAAGCCGAAGACAAGTCAATAAACGCTTACATCGCCTATTCAGAAGAGGATTATTGGCCTTTGGAGTTGACCTCTGGAATGGAGAAGTTCGTAGCTAGTTTGGCCATTAGAACGTCTTTAATTAACGTGTCCTCTTTACCAAAGCCTAATTTCTTGGCTATCGACGAAGGCTTTGGAGCGCTAGATTCTAGCAATTTAAACTCTATGGTGATGCTATTCGACTACTTGAAGACACAGTTTAAGTTCATTATGATCATATCCCATATAGATTCCATGAGAGACATTGTAGACTCTCACATAGAAATTAATAAGACAAACGGCAAATCTAAAATAGCGCATCCGTAGTGATATTTATTAAGAAACTTAAATGGATTTTAACGTGATCAAGACAGTAATCGCAATATACCCAGGAAGATTCCAGCCTTTTGGTAAACACCACGCTGATTCTTTTAAATGGCTAGAATCAAAGTTCGGTGCAGCGGATACTTTCATAGCAACTACAGACAAAGTGGAACCTCCAAAGAGTCCATTGAACTTTAAAGAGAAAAAAGCCATCATATCCAAGTACGGATTCGGCAATCAAGTAGTTCAAGTTAAAAATCCTTACAAAGCCGAAGAGATCACATCAAAATACGATCCTAAGACTACCGCTGTTGTATTCATGGTAGGACAAAAGGACATGCAAGAGGATCCAAGATTCAAAATTGGCAAAAAGAAAGACGGTACTGATTCTTATTTTAGAAAGTACGAAAAGGACGGAGTGATGAAGCCTTATACTTCTCATGGCTATTTAATAGTAGCTCCTCATGCTTCTCATGAAATTCCTGGTATTGGAGAAATGAGCGGTACAAACATTAGAAAAGCTCTATCTACTCCTACCACCGCGTCTCAATATAAGAAAAACTTCGAAGGAGTATTTGGATGGTGGGACGAAAAGCTTGCCATGTTAATGAAGCAGAAGTTCTCGTCTCAGCCACTTAAAGAAGTGTCTGTATTGAGTACTCTTTTTAAGAAGCTATTAATGGAAGGAGGAGCTGGAGGACACATGGCTCATCCGTTTGACTTGGACAAAGTGAAGACAGGTAAAGATTTAATAGCAGTGTTCGAACAAACAGCAAAATACTTACAAAAGAATCCAGCTCCAGTAAAAATAGACGGAGTAAACGCTTCTATAAGATTGGGCAATATAAATGGCAAGAGAGAATTCGTAATCGATAGAGGTTCTGGAAAGGAACTAGACATCAAAGGAGTTACCAAAGCCGATTTGCCTGCAAGATTTGACACGCCTGGTCACGGTATGATTAAAGTTGGAGGAAAAGTTCTAGACATATTCAACGAAGCTTTGCCTTCAATTAAGGACGAGTTGAACAAATTGGGTATGATCAAGAATCCTAATATTCTTTTTAATATAGAGTACGTAGAGGGCAAAACAAACGTACAGGACTACGGTAAAAACTTCTTGGCAATACACAATTTACTTGAGATAACACAAAATCCGGGCAAAAAATCTAGATCAACTCACGAAATTCCTTACTCAAAAGAAGTACTTGAGTCACTTATACAAAAATTACAGCCTTTTGCGAAGAAGCAAGGATTCGAAGTACTATCTTCAATCCCAGCAAAAGTTACAAAAACTCCAAACTTCGGTTCGGCTTTGTCAAAGAGCTATCCAATAGTATTGGCAAAGGGCAAAAAAGAAACAAAGAGCCTAAAAGACTGGTTGAATCAAGCCAAGAATACGAAGGGTATGAAACTTAAATTGAAAGACGGTAAAGTTGTTGACGCTTTGAGCAAATTAGTTTTCTTGGAAGTCAAGAAAGGCACTCCAGTTACAGAATTGGTTGCCGATCCTAAGGACGCTAAGATCGCCATGGACTCCTTTGCTATATACGAAGGTACCATGGAACTTGGAGACGTATTATTAAAATCAATGACAAGTCCATTGGGCCCAGTCGATCAACAAGAAGGTATAGTTGTAAGAGATCCAGCAATATCGAACGAGCCATTCAAAATTACAGGATCATTTATCGTTAGAGGCTTACAAACAACGTTTACAAAATAATGACTACACAAGAACGCATAGACCTAATAGAGGACTTTATAGACTTTGCTAGCTATCACTTAAAGATAGAGGAACTTCCAAAGATGACATTCATTGGAGACAAGAGTTGGGTATTAGCCAGACACAGTTTTGGTGAGTATACCAACGAAACCAACTCTATAGTAATGTATATAGCTAACAGAAATTTAGCTGACGTCCTAAGAACTCTGGGTCACGAATTAACGCATCACAGACAGAACGAACTTGGATTATTGTATTCCCAATCTGGTGAGACAGGATCTCCAATAGAAGACGAAGCCAACGTTGTAGCTGGTATTCTAATGAGAGAGTTCGGCAAGAAACACGAATTAATATACGAAGGTGTTAAGCTAAACGTATTGAAGCAACTTATAAAATAAAGAGTATGAAAGAAAATGTTTTGAAGAAAGAGTTCTCCAAAAAAGACGTCCAAAGAATGAGAAATATCATTACCAAAAGGACTGGAGATAAAACTCAAGTGTTAGCGGGATGGGAAAAGAAAGATCAAGAACACGTAGAAGGGGACGTATGGGAAG